ATTTTTATATTTTATTAACTTAATTAACTAAAGGAGTACTTATGGCACTTAACCTTGACGCTATCAAAGCAAAACTTAATCAATTAAACAAAACCGATGACAAGAAAAACAACGTATGGAAGCCTGAGGCAGGCAAGACACGAGTTCGAATCGTTCCTTACGTGCATCGCAAAGACAATCCTTTCCTAGAATTGTACTTCCACTATGACATTAGTAAAAAATCAATGTTATCTCCAATTACATTTGGTAATGCAGATCCAATTGTAGAATTTGCAGACAAACTTAAAAAGACTGGCGATAAAGAAGATTGGCTAATGGGTCGTAAAATTGAACCCAAGATGCGTACTTATGTTCCCGTAATTATTCGTGGCAAAGAATCTGAAGGCGTAAAGTTTTGGGGTTTTGGTAAAACAATTTACACTGAATTGTTATCAATAATTTCTGATGCAGACTATGGCGATATCACAGACTTAATGAATGGTCGAGATATTGATGTAGAATTTACACCTGCAGAAGGAGCTGGAGCATATCCAAAAACAGCAATCCGAGTTAAACCTAATACTCAGCCAGCAACTGAAGATAAAGAGATTGCACAAAAAATCATGAATCAACCTGAAATCACTGATTTATTTCCTGAGCCATCTTATGATGAATTAGAAAAAGCATTAGCAGAATGGATGAATCCAGAAAATGCAGATTCTGATGTTGAAGAATCAGAGCCAGCATCTGCACCCGCATCTGCACCTGCATCAAAGCCAGCAGCTACTAAAGTAGACAATGTTGCTGATGCATTTAATGATCTTTTTAATTAAGAAGGAGTCATAAAAATGGCAAAAGGTAAAAGTAAACTGGAATTGACAGACACTCTAGCAAATACATTAGCTGAAAGTATCAATAAGCAGTTTAAAGGTCAAAATCTTAAAACTGCATTCTTTCTAGATGGCGATGAAGATTCTCCAAGTAATGTGTCCGAATGGGTTTCATCCGGGTGTTCAATGTTAGATTTAGCAATTTCAAACCGACCATATGGCGGATTTCCCGTAGGTCGGATTACTGAAATTACAGGATTAGAAGCATCAGGTAAATCATTATTAGCAGCACACACTTTAGCAGAAACGCAAAAGAAAGGCGGCTTGGCTGTTTATATTGATACAGAATCTGCCACTAGCTCCGAATTCCTAACGGCTATTGGTGTTGATTTAAAAACAATGCTATATGTTCCATTAGAGACAATTGAAGAAATCTTTGAAACTATTGAAACAATTGTAGAAGGAGTTCGCAAATCAGATAAAGATCGTTTAGTTACAATTGTAGTAGACTCAATTATGGGTGCATCTACAAAAATCGAAATGTCAGCTGAATATGATAAAGATGGTTATGCAACTTCAAAGTCAATCATCTTATCAAAGGCAATGCGTAAAGTAACCAATTGGATTGCACGTGAGCGTATTTGTCTCATCTTTACAAATCAGTTACGTACCAAATTAGGCGTATCATTTGGAGACCAATGGACAACTGCAGGTGGTAAGGCAATTCCATTCCATGCATCAGTTCGTCTTCGTCTTAAAAATACAGGAATGATCAAAGCTAAAGTTAGCGGCGTAGAACAAGTTGTAGGAAGCAAAACGAATGTGCAGGTAGTTAAAAATCGTATGGGTCCGCCGCATCGCAAAGTAGATTATGAAATTTACTATGATAGTGGTATTGACAATTACGGCGGTTGGTTATCAATCATGAAGAATTTTGATTTAGTCAAACAATCAGGTGCATGGTATACATTAGAAGATGTTGATCATGAAACAGGTGAAACGTTTGGTGAAATGAAATTCCAAAGTAAAGATTTTGTTGAAAAGGTTATTAATAATCCGGAAGCAAAAGATAGGTTATATAGAAGAATTTGCGATGCTTACATATTCAAATATCAAGCTGGAATTGATGGTGGTATTGATGATGTAATAATCACAGACGAATTCATCGATGAAGAAGGATAATGAATAAGTATCAACAATTATTCAAACAGTTACAACAAGAAAGGAATTCGAGTCCGTTAGATGTTAATGATCATCTCATGGTATTTGACGGACTCAATACCTTTATTAGAAGTTTTGGAGCAACACCTGCTTATAATGAAGATGGTGATCATATCGGCGGCATTACTGGATTTTTATATTCAGTAGGTAAAACGATACGAGACTTTAAACCTACACGTTGTGTTATTGTGTTTGATGGCAGAGGTGGATCTGCTAAACGCAAAAAAATTTATGGTGATTACAAAGCAAATCGAGCTAATAAAACAAAGCTTCGTAGACACGATCATCATGATTCAACTATTGAAGATGAACAAGAATCGATGCGACATCAATTTAGTCGTTTAGTTTCTTATTTAGATAACTTGCCAGTAACATTCATGGCCATAGATGGCATTGAAGCAGATGACGCAATTGCGTATATTGCACAAATGTATGAAGATACTTGCAAAAAGATTACCGTTGTTTCTACGGATAGAGATTTCTACCAATTGGTAGATGATCGCATACGAGTTTGGTCTCCTATCAAAAAGAAAATGTATGATGTAGAAGCAGTACAAGAAGAATTTGGAGTGCATCCGAACAATATGGTTATTTATAGATCATTTACGGGAGATGCATCTGATAATATTCCTGGGGTAAATGGTATTGGTCCAAAGACTATATTAAAATTAATTCCAGAATTAGCACAGCCTGCAGAATATTCGGTTGATGAGTTATTAGATAAAAGTCGAAACAATCTTAAAGAATCTAAATCATACCAAAAGATTTTAGATAATGCAAGAATCATTGAACAAAACTATCAACTAATGAATATCAAATTATTAGATATTCCAGCTCAAACAGCTAGCAAAATTCGAGGCATCATGGAACAGCCTATATCAGAATTAAATCGTTCAGAATTTCAACGATTGTTCTATGAAGATAAGATGTGGGCCATAATGAAAAATTTACCAGAGTGGTTAAACAACACTTGGTTGTCTTTGAATGCATTTGCAAAACAAACACACAAATAATATTTGGTTCCAAGGATTTTTTCCTTATATAAATAATATATGACTGACAAACTAAGTGAATACGGGTATGGCTTCCAAGTGAAGGTATTATCCGCGATGTTTACGGATAGAATATTTTTACAACAAATTGCAGATATTATTCAAGCTGATTATTTTGAATCAGATTCAAATAGTTGGTTGCTTGATGTGATATTAGAACATTTTCGACAATATAAAGCACCACCGTCTAAAGATGTTCTCAAAGTAAAAGTTACTGAAATTGAAAATGATATTCTTAAAACTGCAGTATTAGAACAACTCAAAGAAGTGTTTCGATACATGGAGTCAGATGATTTATCATTTGTAAAAGATGAAATTCTTAAGTTTTGTAAGAATCAAGAAATTAAGCGAGCTATTATGGATTCTGTTAACCTATTAAAAATGGGTAATTATGATGAAATAAAAAGCAAAATGGATAGTGCCATGAAAGCTGGCGCTGACACTAATATTGGTTTAGATTATATTAATGATGTAGCATCTCGTTACAATGAAGCAGCTCGACATACAATTACCACCGGATGGGATGTTATTGATGACTTAATGGATGGAGGATTGGCTCCGGGCGAATTAGGAGTAGTAATGGCACCTGCAGGTATTGGTAAATCATGGATGCTTATTAACATTGGTGCAAATGCGGTCAGAGCAGGCAAGACAGTTATACATTATACATTAGAGCTTAATGAAAATTATGTAGGTCAACGATATGATTCCGTATTAACTGGTATTAATGCACAGACATTAAAACATCATCAAGATACAGTTGAAGAAAAAATGAAAACTTTATCTGGATCATTGATTGTTAAATATTATCCAACAAAGTCAGTTGGAGTAATGGCATTGAAAGCTCATATTGAAAAAACCATAATGCAAGGCAAACCGCCCGATTTAATTGTAGTAGATTATGGTGATTTGCTCAAAGTAAATACTAAAAAGGACAAACACGAAGCCTTAGAGGACTTATACGAGGAGCTGCGTGGAATGGCGGGCGAGTATAAAATTCCAGTATGGACTGCATCGCAAGCAGGAAGAAGCGCCTTAGAAGAAGATATTATTGAAGCAGATAAGATTGCATCGTCATATGGGAAAGTAATGGTTGCTGACTTCTTGATGTCATTGTCTCGTAAAGTAGAAGATAAGATGTCAGGCACTGGTAGAGGTCATGTTATTAAGAATCGATTTGGCCCAGATGGTATTACGTTACCGAGTAAGATCAATACAAATAATGGTCAATTTGAATTCTTTGAACCACAAACAACTCAAGGAAAACAGACCACACAAATCATGAAGACTGGCGAAAACATGATGAAGAAAAATTTAGCCCAAAAGTTCAAAGATCTCGGTGGACAATTTGGATAAAAGTATATTTATATAAAATGAATAGGGAAGGTGTTCGGCCTTCCTTTTTTCATCTAAAAAAATTAAGTTATTAACATATTTAAAGGACACGATGCCAAAACTATTTGAAGATCGAATTCCGTTTAAACCATTTGAATATCCTGTTTATTACAATGAAGGATGGTTAAAACAAGCACAAGCATTTTGGTTGCATACGGAAATTCCAATGCAAGGCGATATTAAAGATTGGAATGAAAATTTAGCAACACACGAAAAGAATTTGGTCGGTAACATTTTGTTGGGTTTTGCTCAAACAGAATGTGCTGTATCTGATTATTGGACTACCATGGTAACTAAATGGTTTCCGAAACATGAGATTAAGCAAATGGCAATGATGTTTGGGTCGCAAGAAACAATTCATGCAACCGCATATTCATATCTTAATGAAACATTAGGATTAGAAAATTTTGAAGCATTTCTTCATGAACCAGCAATTGCTGAAAAGTTTGAATTTTTAACTTCAACATCTGCAGAGTGGACTCATAAAGATTTAGCATCAAATCCTATAGCTCGACAAGAAGTAGCTCGTTCATTAGCAATCTTTTCTGCATTTGCTGAAGGAGTATCACTTTATTCATCATTTGCTGTATTGTATTCATTTCAAATGCGCAACATGTTAAAGGGTATTGGTCAACAAATGAAATGGTCAGTACGAGATGAATCACTTCATTCAAAAATGGGGTGTCAATTATTTCGTCATATGTGTGAAGAATATCCGGAACTAAAAGACGCAGTTCGTACATCGGTTGAACAAGCAGCCGAATATATGGGTCAAATGGAAGAACAATTTATTGACAAAATGTTTGAACAAGGAGATTTAGAGAATCTTAAAAAGACTGATTTAAAGAATTTTATTCGTAAGCGAGCAAATGAAAAATTAACTGAGCTTGGATATGAATCTACTTTTTCATACAATGTAAAATCAGCGGAACAGTTAGATTGGTTTTATCATCTAACGGGCGGACATACCCACACTGATTTCTTTGCAGTACGTCCAACAGATTATAGCAAAGCAAATGAAGGTGAAGATTGGTCAGATTTATGGTAACAAGAAAAGAAAAAACAATGAAAAATTACGCAGAAGAATTGGGTTGGGAATTAGGAGTCGATTTTCCAGAATGGGGTAACACTGAAATATATGTAAAAACAATTTCAAAAGGATATTTGTTAGCTGGCGAAAAGCCGAAAGATGCATATTGGCGCGTTGCAACAGCTGTAGCACGTCGTTTAGATAAACCACAATTAGCATCTAAGTTTTTTGATTATATATGGAGAGGTTGGTTGAATCTAGCAACGCCAGTTCTTTCTAATACAGGTACAGATCGAGGTTTACCAATTTCATGTTTTGGTATCGATGTTGCAGATTCAATTCAAGATATTGGCGGCAAAAATTTAGAAATGATGCTTCTTGCTAAACATGGCGGAGGAGTAGGTATCGGAATGAATATGATTCGTCCCGCAGGTAGCAAAATTTCACAAAATGGTACATCGGATGGCGTAGTTCCATTTGCTAAGATTTATGATTCTACTATTTTAGCAACAAATCAAGGATCGGTACGTAGAGGTGCTGCATCTGTTAATTTAAATATAGATCATTCGGACTTTGAAGATTGGTTAGAAATCCGCGAACCAAAGGGCGATGTAAATCGTCAATGTTTGAATATGCACCAATGTGTAGTTGTATCAGATAAATTTATGCGTAAATTAGAAGAAGGCGAACCCGAAGCACGTAGAAAATGGGGTAAAGTACTTCAAAAGCGTAAAGCAACAGGTGAACCATATATCATGTTTAAGGGTAATGTAAACAAACAGAATCCAGATGCATATAAAACAAATGGATTAAAAGTATTCATGACAAATATTTGCTCTGAAATTACTTTGCATACTGATGAATCACACTCATTTGTTTGTTGTTTGTCGTCTTTGAACATTGCAAAATATGATGAATGGAAAGATACCGACCTAGTATACACAGCAACCTGGTTTTTAGACGGCGTCCTAGAAGAATTTATACAAAGGGCCAAGAATATGCGAGGCTTTGAAAACTCTGTTAGAAGTGCGGAAAAAGGTCGTGCTTTAGGTTTAGGAGTTTTAGGTTGGCATACATATTTGCAACAAAAAGGAATGGCTTTCGAAGGATTGCCTGCACAATTTGAAACACGCAAAATCTTCAGTCAAATTAAAATTGAATCTGAAAGAGCAAGCCGAGATATGGCAAATGAATATGGAGAGCCATTATGGTGTGTTGGAACCGGTATGCGTAACACTCACTTAAGAGCAATTGCACCTACAGTATCGAATTCAAAATTATCAGGCAATGTTTCTGCAGGTATTGAACCATGGGCAGCAAATGTATTTACAGAACAAACTTCAAAAGGTACATTTATTCGTAAGAATCGCGAATTAGAAAAAGCTCTTCGTAAGATTGGAATCAATACAAAAGAGACATGGGATAAAATTTTAGAAGATGGCGGCTCTGTACAAGGCCTTAATGAATTAGATAATTGGGGTTTCGTAGCCGGAAAATTAATGCATCGCGATGAAATATCAGAAACAGCTTTCCAAAACAAAGAAATTGATTGGTCAAAAGATGTATTTAAAACATTCAAAGAAATCAATCAATTGGAACTTGTTAAACAAGCCGGCATACGTCAACAATATGTAGATCAATCAGTCAGTTTGAATTTAGCATTTCCATCGGAAGTTTCTCCTAAATGGATTAATCAAATTCATATTGAAGCTTGGAAACAAGGAATCAAGACACTTTATTATATGCGCACCGAATCAGTTTTGCGAGGTGATATTGCAGCACGAGCAATGGACCCGGATTGTTTAAGTTGTGATGGGTAGGTTGGAAATACCAAATAAATTTACTATTATATTATTGAAAGAAGTTATAACATGACAGAGAAACAACGACAAAATTTAGAATTAGTAAAATCAGGTTTTGCTAATGGTATTTCTACGCAATTAGCTAATAAACAAGCTATCGAAGGCCCCGATGCTCGATTAACTGAAGATGAGAAGCAGCATATTATTAAAATGGCAGCATTCTATTATGGTGAATTTCTTAAAGCATTAGGAGTAGATTGGGAAAATGATCCGAATTCAGATAATACACCTAAACGAGTAGCAAAGGCATATGTTAATGACTTATGGAAAGGTCGTTATGAGCCAATGTCTGATATCACATCATTTCCGAGTGATGGTTATGATGGTATTGTATTTGAAGGCGGCATTCCATTGACAAGTATGTGTTCACATCACCACCAAACTATTGAAGGCTTAGTTCATATTGCGTATATTCCAGCAGAGAATGGCAATGTAGTAGGTTTAAGTAAATTGAATCGAGTAGTAGAACACTTTGGCAGACGCGGTGCAATTCAAGAACAATTAACAGTAGCAATTCAACACGCAGTTGACGAACTTATTACAGATAACAAAGGCGTTGCTGTAATGATTGAAGCAACTCATAATTGTGTATCATGTAGAGGTGTTAAGCACCGCGGTGCATCAATGAAAACAGCAAAACTCACAGGAGCATTTTTAGAAGATGGTAATGCTCGTTCAGAATTTTATCAATTTGTGAAAGGTTACACTCATGGCTAAAAGATATATTTCAACAAAGGTATTTGATAACTATTCAGTGGCAATTCGTCAATGGAAAGCATCACATTCGCATTGTGAATTGCTACATGGTTATGCATTAAAGTTTAAAGTATGGTTTGCATCTAACGAACCATTAGAAGAAAATCAACTTGATGATATGAATTGGATTGTTGATTATGGAGGTTTCAAGACTCCACCAAAAGGCAATGGTCTTAAAGATTGGATGGATCATATGTGGGATCATACAACTCTAATTCAAGCAGATGATCCATATCGCGATTTATTTGAATCAATGGCAATGGAAGGCATTTGCAAAGTACACTTCTTGGAAAAGATGGGTGCTGAAAGTAATGCTAAATTAGTATTTGATCATTTCAATGAAGTATTATCCAAAACAGATGCAGGTCGTTGCAAAGTGATTAAAGTAGAATGTTTCGAAAACGATAAAAATTCAAGTATCTATGAGGAGTGTTGATGAATACTTATCAGTGTATGAATACACCGGCCGTGCATCTTCTTTTAATGGCATAGGTCGAGAAGTGGCTGAAGCTGCAAAACGAGATGGTATTAAAGTTGTATGGCGTGAACTGCCAGAATCATCACAACGAGATAATTACAAACACGTCGCAACTTATCCTAGAACATTTTTGGATAAACATTTTGGCAATGAACCTTCTCCTCCAGCATATATGCTTGATAAAGTATATCAAAAGCTTGTAGAGTTAGAAAATAAATTCAATCAATTAATTTATAAACTAGATAATCAACCCG